TGAAAAGATTTATATTCAACACATTCCTGGCGCCCGCGACATTCCTGGACCTACAAAGTTCCAAGAAGAATTGCGTTTTGACAACAAGACTGTCATGGTCGCACACGGTGGCAATGCTGAAAGTTTTCTATTAGAAAAGGTAACTTATAATTACAAAGATTGGGACCCAATTGGTGCGATGAATATTACTATCATGGTTGGACGAAGAACTGACAGTGACGTGTACAAACAAGTTAAATTCGCAGCAGGCTCGGGTAACAATCCGGACATGATCGCAATGACCCTATTAATATGTGGCCCAATGGCAGACTTGAAAGCATATGGAGCTTGTTATAAAGACAAGGCAAAGTTCATCAATGGTATGTCAGCACCTGAACGCAGATTAGCTTATATGCGAGGCGAACTCAATTCAATGCGTGAAACACCTGCAGCATATAATAAGTTTTTTATTCCAATGAAAGACAATACTAATTGGTTTAACGAAGGTATTTTAGATATCAACACAGGTAAAGTTGTAGCAGATACTAACTATGATAAAGAGTTGTTCTTTGAAACTGTTTACAAGAAAAAGTGGGGAGTTGCTCCTAAGGGTGACTTGTTTGACGCATACATGTTAGTTAAGAACTGGCGAGATGTGTTACAAAAGTCAATGTGGGTTAATAAAGGCAATCCAAACGCAGATAAGTTACGTGCTGCGTTACGTGCTATGATGGCTGATCCAGTCGCAATGGCCGCAATTGAAAAAGACAATGGTAAGTATGAGTTTCTAGTAGGCAATGACGTTAATAAAGCAATGACAGAGTTAGATAAGTTAACTACTAAGAAAGCATTGAAAGATTTAGTATGGTGGTCAAGTATGATATTTGGCATTGAGTCATACTACAAAGAAGATATCGCTAGAAAGGCACACTGATGAAATCAAGTTGGGAACATACAAAAGCACAAAGTCTTTATCACTTTGATAAATCTATCATGGATCCTCGTTGGGATACCTCGATTGGATTGGGTAAGTTTAAGGGTGATTGGTCTACTGAATTAGCAGAATCAGTAAAGAATGCCAAGCCCAGTAACTGGGAAACTCGTGGATATAAGGCTGAAGATATTCCTAGTCCTGATATCGAAGCAGAAGAATATGATTTGACAATGGCCGGTGCCGATCCTAAGATGACTATCGCACGATTCGAATGGGATTTAGCTCCTGTCTTTCAAAAGATGTGTGATTTATTTGCGCTGGATGATACTTATAATCGGTTACATGTTCAATATACTGGTGAAGTATTTAATATCCACATTGACAAATTACAAAAGTGGTGTCCTCAGGATCCAACTCAGGTACTACGAGTCATCATTCACTTGTCAGATTGGGAGCCTGGGCAATTCTACTCGTATGGAAACTATGTACATACTGGTTGGAAAGCCGGTGACATTCATACATTTGATTGGATTAATGTCCCGCACAGTACAGCTAATGCCAGCTTACTACCTAGGTCTACCCTACAGACTTCCGGTAAGATGACTGAGCAGACGCATAAATTTCTAGCAGAGCTACGATCTGTGGCTGCTTATCAACTGTGAAAACTTTATTAGTAATTACCGGGCCGCAAGGTTCTGGTAATCACCTATTCAGTAAGATATTTGCGCTCAGTCCCGAAGTATCGGGATGGAGTGCTCTACTTGATACTTATTGGATAGGACATGATCAAGAACCATTTGCTGAATGTTGGAAAAACCCTGCATTACTACTAGATAAAGACTTCAGTACACATGATTATTGGGTTACTAGTATTAGTTGCCCATATGCGGATCACGGAGTATTAACTATCCCTAAATATCAAGAATTCATTGATGCTGCTACTTCACTTGGTATACAAGTTAAACTAGCTATCATAGGCAGAGATAGAAATATACTGGAACATCAGCAGAATAGAGTAAGAGGCAGAGTGAGTTTACCTGATTTTGAAGAACAACTGCCGTATTTAACTGGGATTGATCCTATCTACATTAGCCAAGAACTATTATATTTGTACGGTGCTAATTATGTAGAAAGTATTGCCAAACAATTAAACTTTCCAATAGAGATAGATGAACGCTTTGATATTATCATTATAGATGATGCTAATACTAAGTATTTTGTCTCTGCTGAAATACAAGAACTTGATGCTATTGTTAAATCTGCTAGTGGCTTACCTAACTAAAGAATCAACTTTAATATATGATTAACACTAATGATATGACCATACTACCTAACACTCATGAACAGATACCTGTCGCAAGTTTGGCGGCAATTGGATTTGAACAATCACATACCTTTGTAGTTGTTAGATCAGGGGCAAGTGGCACTTTTGTTACTAAATTATTAGGTATGTTATACGATGAAAATCGCAGTGACCTTATTTTTTCTGAGACCGGACATTCACATGAAGCTACTCCCCCGGGAGGGAACAGGGTTAATCATATGTTAAATTGCGGAGTTGTATCATCGACTCAGCTGCCCTTTGCTGATTTAGAAGAAAAGATCACATATTACAGAGGATTGATAGAAGCAGCGCCGTGGCGATATTTTCGTAATCATCCCGGCGTCACATCAACTCATATACATACCCACATTCCTCTATATAAAGTACTATTTCCAAATTCAAAAATATTAGTAATCACATGTGATACTATAAAGGAAAAGGCAGTATCTCTTTTACATGTAATAATGAAATATATGATAGCAACTGATACGAAGCAGGCGCCCGGGCCCGATGGCTACGCTGAATGGTTGGGTAGAATTTACACTCGAATAGTAACACATCTTGGACAACAACATATTGATATAGCGAATATAATTGTCAATGATATACATAAATATTCTGATGTTATACTATATTTCTCCCTAGCACATCAATTTGCTGTATTTAGCTCGGGTGAAAATAGCCTTAAAAGGGACATTATTAATATTGAAGATTTTGAGAATTGTACTATATTGCCATATTCATGTATTATCAATGGAAATTCTCAATTATTCTTACAAATTATAGAATCAATTCACGGAATTAAGTTTACTGACTCTCAAACTGATTGTGCTTTGAGAAATTTCAAAAGATACCATGAATGTCAGAATCAATCGATATTGTCAGATCCAATGGAATTTTTTAAGCAAGTTGAAATTCGGGCAATTTCTCAACTGACTAGTATGGTAGAACAAAAATTAGATAAATAGTATAATGAGAGCACAAGAATTTATCACAATTAACGAGATGGCAGCGTCCGATTTAGCACGGCGTCTGCCATCTTTGGCCAAGCACGATTACAATACAATCGATGATTTAATGCGTAAAGTTGCTAATAAACATCGAATTACAAAAGATGCCCTACACGATTTATTTGTACGAAAATACAAAAAAACTCCGGATAGTTGGGTGAACAAGTTAGACACGCTACATGAAGAAGACACTGAATCAGATTATGGTTCGCAACCCATCGTACAAGAATTCATCAAGTGGGCTGGAAATGTATTGAAGCTTGAATCTCATCCTGAAGTTGAATTCAGTTATGATACTGATGAGGCTCAAGAAGGACATCACACTGGACGACATACTGAAGGTGAAAACAGTATATGGGTTTATGTAGCAAACAGAAACATGGTAGATATCTTCCGTACAGTATTTCACGAACTAGTTCATGTCAGACAAGGTGAATTGAATATGATTAAACCCGGGTCAAGCTATCCGGGTTCCCCTATTGAAGCAGAAGCAGATATTATGGCCGGCAAGTATATCAAAATATTTGGTAAAGATCATCCGGAAATCTTTCAATGAGAGCAAGTGAATTTATCAATGAGGAAATAAACCCGGATATACTCGATCCACGTTTTAGTCACAAGCAAAAGATTGGTGACTATACATACAAAGCATTTGCTTACGAGGGACGTCCGGGTGTGAAGTTTTTAAGAGTACAAGCATTTGTCAATGAGTCTGACAACGCAATGGATCGCATTGGTGACGTACTATTCAGAATTACAGATGACGATCTAGGTGGTCATTTAGAAAGTATCAATACTTTTGTAGCAGATGAATATCAAAAACAGGGCATCGCCAGTACAATGTACGCTTACGCTAAGATGTTGGGTAATGATATTCAACCGAGCAAAGATCAGTTGCCACCGGGCCAGGCAATGTGGAAAGCATGGGAGAAGTCTGGTGATGCCCAACATCTAATGAAAGAAGACGAGCCATTTAGAATCAAGTTAGGTGGCGCAAACGAAGCAGCTAAAGCATGGATTGAAAAAGTCTACGCAAAGTATCCAACTACTATGCAGAACAACCATGTCATGATATGGGGCGAAGGTGATACACAGCAGTTTGCTATGTTTGAACTAACGCCAAGTTTTAGCAAGCGCGGCGCTGTTGAAGTTAAATGGTTCCAAGCATATCCATTACGACAAGGTGTTGGTTCTAAAGCCATGCAAGAATTACAATCAATGGCACGTGAAGATGGAATTAGTCTTACATTATTCCCATGGGAACACGGTCAAGTAAGCCAATCTAAACTAACAAAGTTCTACAAGGGGCAAGGATTTAAGCCTGTCAATAAAGGCAGCAAAAGCATGGCTTGGGATCATTCAGTACGTTGATTTAGTTGATTTGGAAAAAATGTAATAAAGAGGTTGTAATTTTATTGAATCTATGCTACAATGTATAGATGATTAATCTACTCTTTCCGTTACCCAAAACTCTAACAATTGCCCTCTCTGGCGGGGTAGATTCAGTCGCAATCACTGACTTTCTTTCTCGAAAGCACAATATTTCGTGTGCTTTCTTCCATCATGATACTGATAATAGCGAACGCGCATTTAACTTTGTAACAGAGTTTTGCGAAGACCGCAATTTACCATTGGCAGTTGAGCATATCAATGCCGTCAAACCCAAAAAACTAAGCGAAGAAGAACATTGGCGTAATGAACGCTACAAATTTTTAGATAAGTTTGGCACGGTAGTAACGGGTCATCATCTGGATGACTGTGTTGAAACCTACGTAATGTCTTGTATGCACGGCACGCCCAAAGTTATCCCCTCGACAAGAAACAATGTAGTCAGGCCTTTTCTGACTACTCGTAAATCAGAATTTATTGACTGGTGTGATCGTAAAGAGATTGATTGGTGTCAGGACCTTAGTAATTCTGACACCAATTACATGAGGAACTATGTCAGAGAACATGTGTTGCCTCACGCACTAGTAGTAAACCCCGGACTTCATACAATGGTAAAGAAGATTGTAATTAAGCACCAAACAGCTTGACTATCACACTGATATCAAGTATAATTAATTTTTAATAAGGACTATTTATGGATAAGATTTTTAGTGGCGCCGAAAAGGCAAAGTTGATTCAACTCGTGAATGAGGGCATGACCGTTATGGCAGAGATTGACGCATTGCGTGAAGGTCTCTCTGAGACGGTTAAAGCAATCGCTGAAGAAATGGAAGTAAAAGCCTCTATTCTGAAGAAGGCAATCTCTGTTGCTCATAAGTCATCACTGGGCGCTACGAATGCGGATCATGAAACACTGAACACAATTCTCGAAACTGTGGGCAAAACCCTTTAATGTACGTTGACGCCATCCACAACAAAGACACTGAGCAAATCGTTGTCGTAGAGCGGGATGTCAATGGAGTTCGGCAGTATAAAGAATATCCCGCAAACTATGTTATGTATTTCCCTGATCGTAAGGGAAAGCAACGCACGCTAAGTGGTACCCCTGTCTCTCGCTTCTCTACTCGTAGCCGAACAGAGTTCGAGAAAGAGCGTAGGATTCATTCCGGTAAGCCTCTGTATGAGAGTGACGTAAACGTAGTATTCCGGTGCCTTAGTGAGAATTATCTGAAGGCTGAAGCTCCTGTTCTACATACTTGCTTTTTCGACATTGAAACTGACTTTGACCAAGAACGAGGATTCTCACCTGCGAGTGAGGCATTCAATCCTGTTACAGCTATCTCTTTATATCTAGATTGGCTAGGTCAGTTAATCACGCTTGTCATTGCTCCTAAGCATATGTCACCTGAAACTGCTGCTCAAATCTGTGCTGAGTTTGAGAATACATTGTTGTTCACAAACGAAACTGAAATGTTTGAGGTATTCTTTCAGTTAATTGAAGATGCTGACGTATTGACTGGTTGGAACTCAGAAGGATACGATATACCGTATATGGTTAATCGTGTTACCCGAGTTATGAGCAAGAACGATACACGCAAGTTCTGTTTAATGAGCCAGTTGCCAAAGCCTCGTAAGTATGAACGCTTTGGTAAAGAGGAAACAACTTATGACTTGGTAGGTAGGGTTCACCTCGATTACCTTCAACTCTATAAGAAATACAACTATGAATCTCGTCACAGCTATAAGTTAGATGCGATTGGTGAAATGGAAGTAGGTGAGAACAAGACTGCTTACGAAGGCACGTTAGATCAATTGTACAACAAAGACTTTAAAAAGTTCATTGAATACAATCGTCAAGATACCGCATTGTTATTTAAGATTCACAACAAGTTACAGTTTCTAGAACTGGCTAATCAACTTGCGCATGAAAACACCGTATTGCTGCCAACAGTAATGGGTTCTGTGGCTATGATTGAAATGGCAATCATGAACGAAGCACATGAACATGGTTTAGTGGTCCCTGATAAAAAACGAAAGGTTATACGTGATGAAGATGATGACTCCCAACAAGCGGCAGGTGCCTATGTTGCTACGCCCAAAAAAGGAATCCATGAGTGGGTCGGCGCAGTTGACATTAACTCGCTCTATCCCTCGGCTATTCGTGCCCTCAACATGGCACCAGAGACCATCGTTGCTCAGGTCAGACAAACTCTAACAGACAAGTATATGCTTGATAAAGGCATGAGACTTGCGCGAGAAAAGAAACGCCACAAAGATGGTGATGATGATGTAACGGGTAGTATTCTGTGGGAAGGGTTGTTTGGTAGTTTAGAATATACTGCTATTATGAATCAAGAACGCGGAACGATTCTTACAGTTGATTACGAAGATGGTAGAGAAGTTGAAATGAGTGCGGCAGAGATATGGAAACTTATCTTTGACAGTAACAAAGCATTGATGCTAAGTGCCAATGGAACAATCTTCACATATGAAAAGCAAGGTATCATTCCAGGTCTGTTGACACGATGGTATTCTGATCGCCAGATCATGCAGGCTAAGAAGAAAGAAGCTACAACTGAAGCTGATAAAGAGTATTGGGACAAGCGTCAACTTGTTCGCAAGATTTTGCTTAACTCTGCTTACGGCGCACTGTTGAATGAACATTGCCGATTTTATGATAAGCGTATTGGTCAATCAGTTACCTTGAGTGGTCGGCAAATTGTACAGCATATGAGTGCGCACCTTAATGAGATCGTCACTGGTGAGTACGACTTCACTGGTAAAGCAATTGTATATGGTGACACTGACTCTTGTTATTTTTCAGCATGGCCCATCATCAAAGAAGAAGTTGAAGCTGGTACTATGTCATGGAGTAAAGAAATTGCTGTTCAGTTGTACGATACAATGGCTGACCAAATCAATGAAGGATTTCCTATCTTCATGGAAAAAGCCTTTCATTGTCCTAGAAAGAACGGCGAGATTATCAAAGCAGGTAGGGAATTAGTTGCGGATCGCAGCTTGTTCATTACTAAGAAACGATACGCAGTGAATATCTATGACAAAGAAGGTAAGCGATTAGACAAGAACGGCAGCACTGGTAATATTAAAGCAATGGGTCTTGATCTGAAACGGGCTGATACCCCTAAGTATGTTCAAGAATTCTTAATGCAGGTATTGACCATGGTGCTGGGAGGAAAGTCTAAGGAAGAAGTCATTGAAGTAATTAAAGCATTCAAAATCAAATTGGGTAAACAAGATAGCTGGAAGAAGGGTTCACCTAAATCAGTTAACAAGCTTACATCATATGGCGAAAAAGAAGAAATGAGCAAAACGGGCAAGGCAAATATGCCGGGTCATGTCCGCGCTGCTATCAATTGGAATTGTCTGCGCAGGGTACACGGTGATAACTATTCCATGAAAATCATGGATGGTGCTAAAATTGTTGTATGTAAGCTGAAACAAAATCCAATGGGTTATACTTCAATTGCTTACCCAGTTGACGAACTTAGATTGCCACTGTGGTTTCAAGACTTACCATTTGATGATAATCTAATGGAAGAACTATTAGTAGACCAGAAGATTGATAACTTGTTAGGAGTACTGGATTGGGAATTAAAGTACAGCACTGACACCAACTCAACTTTTGGTTCATTATTCACATTCGGATAAACTCGTGTTGACTTGCGCGAAATATTCCGATATAATATACACATACGATACCTAAATAGTATTACAAACAAACACAAAGGAAACTCATGAAAGATATTTTACAAGACGTTATTGCTCACACATTCGGTCTAGGCTGTATTGAACTAATCAAAGTCACTGGAACTCTCGCTGACACGCAAATTAATGCTGTGGCAGAAGATAAAACCGTTATCGTCAGCGGCACATTTAACAACCCAGTTGCTGACTTTGATGGTGTGTTCGGCATGCCTAATTTAGGTAAGCTGAAAACTATTCTTAGCTTTGATGACTATGACGCAACATCAAACATTACTGTTAAGCGAGTAGATAACAATGGTGTAAACATCCCGGCTAGTATTCACTTTGAAACTAAGTCAGGTGACTTTGTTAATGATTATCGTTTGATGAGCAAAGCTATCATTGAAGAAAAAGTCAAGAATGTCACCTTCAAGGGCGCCGCTTGGAACGTGGAGTTTGAGCCTACTGTCGCAGGTATTATGCGTTTGAAGAAACAATCTCAAGCTAATAGCGAAGAACAAAACTTCACGACTAAAGTTGAGAACGGTGATCTGAAGATTTTCTTCGGTGACCCATCTACTCACTCTGGTAACTTTGTATTCCATTCACAAGTTACTGGTACACTGTCACGCACTTGGATGTGGCCAGTCAAGCAGTTTCTGAGTATCATGGACTTGGTTGGTGACAAGACCGTACGCATTTCTGATGCAGGTGCTGCTGAAATCACAGTTGACAGTGGCACAGCAGTTTATCGTTACTTGCTTCCTGCTCAGGCAAAATGATCGACTCTGCTTACGGAGGCAAGTACATGTTGGTGACCAGCAGCAAAGGCTACATGTCAAGTGTTCCCCCCAACCTGTGCCCAGCGCAAGGTTCACTATCAACAGATTCTTCTGGTAACATGAAAATCTATGACGGCTCCGGCTGGCGAGATGTCGGCGGTGGCGTAATGTCTGTTAACCTAGATGCACATGCTATTAGCATTCTTGATTGGGCGCAAAAGAAGATGGTCGAGGAACAGGAACTTGCTATGCTTGTATCAACTAACCCTACTATAAAAAGTATAGTTGATGAAATGAACAAATACAAGAATCAAATTGAAATGATCAAGATTCTGATGAAAGAAGAAGTTAAAGTATAATGGAACAAGATAATCTCACAGCTAAACACAATCCAGACTGGGCACTATTTCTACCAGCAGTTAGTTCATTCTATATTGCGGGTCTAGGAAAACAACGCGCGGGTCTGAATTATTTCGATCAAGCAAGATTGCCTGCGCAGATTCAAGATGTTGAGACTCTGAACTTTCTTAATAGTCAAAAAAGTTTGTTTTATTATAAATGGGGCTTGTACTCAGCGGGTCACGCTAATTTAGATACAACTAAGGTTGATCCGTGTGAAAGCATTATCCGTGATCGTGAAGCAGGCACATTCATGCTTGGTGACTCGGGTGGTTTCCAGATTCTTAAAGGTCAATGGCCTGCTGACTGGAAAGATCCTGCTTGTCCTAAGGCCATGATCAAGCGTAAAGCAGTGTTGAACTGGATGGACACATACATGGACTATGGTATGTGTCTTGATATCCCCTCACAGTCGTTGCGTACATATGGTATGAAAGACAAGAATGGTAAATCACTTCATGGAATCAAAACTATTGAAGATGCCATCTCTGCCACTCACATTAACAACGAGTACTTCATTGCTAATCGTTCGGGTAAATGTAAATTTCTGAATGTATTACAGGGATTGAATCATACACAAAGTGATGCCTGGTATGATGAAATGAAGAAGTATTGTGATCCAAATATCTACCCAGAGACTCACTTCAATGGATGGGCCATGGGAGGTCAGAACAAGATTGATGTTCACTTATTCCTTAAACGGTTGGTAAACATTATCCATGACGGATTGTTAGAAGAAGGTAAGCATGATCTGATTCACTGTCTGGGTACAAGTATTCTGGAATATGCTGTGCTTTTCAGTGATGTACAACGTGCGATTCGTAAACACCATAACTCAAATTTACAGATTACATTTGATTGTGCTAGTCCGTTCTTTAGTGCTGCTAAGGGCTTGTCATATTTCAATACGAATATTGAACACAATAAGAAGTGGTCATACAGTATGGAGAAAACGGCTGAAAAGAAAGCGTACTCTACTGATAACCGTAAATTCAAAGATGCTGTTTTAGCTGAAGGTATCCATAAAATCTTTACAGACAGTCCAATTACTGATAAAATGATACTAAGTGATCTGTGTTATAGAGGTCAAGGATTTATTGGTCAGCATGGAAAAGAAACTAAAACTAGTTGGGATACACTCAGTTATACTTTACTACAGGGTCACAATGTGTGGTCACATATGACAGCAGTACAGGAAGCAAATCGTCGTTATGATCAAGGTGTTATTCCAAAGATGCTGACTAATGATACATTTGAGAAAATCGTATTTAGTGAAGTAATTAATGAAATATTTGCTTTGAAGGATCGTCAGAAAAGTCTAGATATGATTGAATCATATTCAAGATATTGGATGCAATTTCAAAGTGGTAGTCAAGGCTACAGTGGTAAAAAAACTGTGAATTCGTCTACTATGTTTACTGCCTTGTTTACTGAAGAAGAATCTGACCAGATTGCTGACGAAGAAGAATTGGACAGCGATGACGAAATTAGTAAAGTACTCGGGGATATTTAATGAACCAACAGAATCAATCATTGACAGAAAAACGAACACGTATTAAAGATCAAGCAAAGCGCACGATCTTTGTTACTTTTCAAAAAGAAGGTATTCATAAGTACCCAGCAGCAGCAACAGACCCATCACTGGCAACAGGTGATGAGTATGATGTTAGCTTTTTAGCAACCCCGCATCGTCACGTCTTTCACTTTAACGTGGCTGTGCAAGTATTTCACAATGACAGGGATATTGAATTTATTCAATTCAAACGATGGCTGGAGAATCAATACTCTCAAGGCATTCTTGAACTGAACTTCAAGTCGTGTGAAATGATGAGTGATGATCTTTTTGAGATTATCGCAAGTCGTTATCCTGATCGTGACATTGAAATCACAGTCTCAGAAGACGGTGAGAATGGTGCCACGATCTATTACAATAATTTTAAACCTGTTAATCAACTCGCTATCTAAGGAAACAAAATGGCAAAACCAACCTTTCAAACTAACCCTCGTGTCACTCAACTATTTGACGATCTTGACATGTATCGTGAATTCTGTATTGACTTCGGGTATCCGTTTGACGAAGCAACTATGTATGACATGCGCAATTATGCGTTTCGTCAATTCAACAAGTTTGTAACCGGCAAATATCCTAAGGATCAATGGCAGGAAAATGCGCCCCGATAATCAAACTATCGTGGTAGTGTCCGGTGGGTTCGACCCAGTTCATGCCGGACACATTCATCTGCTTAACTCAGCAAAGACGTTAGGGCATTATCTTATTGTCGGACTTAACAGTGATGAATGGTTAGAACGAAAAAAGAGTAAATCATTTATGCCATGGGCTGAACGATTCGCAGTAGTATCTAATCTGAAAGCTGTTGATGAAGTAATGTCATTTGATGACAGCGACGGTACAGCCTGTAACTTGCTAGAAAAAGTTAAGAAATTATACTATGATTATCCAATCATATTCGCAAATGGTGGTGATCGTACTGAAACGAATATTCCAGAAATGGAAGTCAAAGATGTGATCTTCAAATTTGGAGTAGGCGGAGAAGATAAAAAGAATAGCTCAAGCTGGATTCTGGAAGAATGGAAACATCCAAAAACATTGCGACAATGGGGATACTATCGTATACTACATACTGTGTCAGGATGTAAAGTTAAAGAGCTAACAGTTGATCCGGGAAAGTCGTTAAGTATGCAAAGACATAGCAAACGAAGTGAATATTGGATTGTCAGTGAAGGTTCATGTGTTATAAAACATGAACTTGCGAATTCTTATGTAGAAGAGCACCACTTGAAAACTCATGAAGAATGGTATATTCCGATTAATAGCTGGCATCAATTAACTAACCCGTTTGACACACCCTGTCGTATTGTAGAGATTCAATACGGCGAAGATTGTATTGAAGAAGACATTGAGAGAAAAGATGCGTAAATTATTCTACATGGGACTTGAACCCTACAAAGCCCGATATACACTACAGTTACAAGACTGGAATGAAGCAGTGTTTATTGCACGTGGCATCGATTACGTTATTGTTCCCGGTGACACATTAGGCAACGACCAAGCTATAGTCACGGGTCAAGTTCTAGACGCTCATGGTCGCACATACTTTGGTATGTCGCAGTTAATGAATCTAGTTAAAATGATGAAAACAGGAGAAGTAACTAATGAAGATGTTATCTACTTTGAAGACATGTTTCAGCCCGGTATCGAGAGCCTTCCTTATATTCTCGATCAAATTGATTCTGCTCACCGTCCTCGCATTTTTGTGCGCTGTCTTGCTCAATCCATTGATCCTGATGATTTCGTTCATGTTTGGGGTATGCAGAAGTGGATGGGACAATACGAGAAAATGGTTGACTCATTCGTAGACGGCGTACTTGCTACTAACGAAGAAATGGTAATGCACATGAAAATTGCAGGTTGGGACGCCCCGATCTATAACATCAGTGGATTAGCATTTGGTAAGGATGAAGTTCAAAGTCGTGTTGCAACCATTACTCCATGGTCTGAACGCAAACATCGTGTTGTATTCTCTGCACGTTGGGATCAAGAAAAGCAACCAGACTTCTATATGGACCTCGTTGAAGCGTACTTCGAACGGCATCCAGAAAGCGCAGTAGAGTTCGCAGTATGTAGCGGTAGTAAGCTAAAAAGTAACAACGATAGTTACATGAACCGCACAATGAATATGGTTAATATAGGTCAACTCAAAGTATATGAAGATTTAGGCAAAAATGATTACTACGATATTGTTAATAATTCTCGCGTGGTGTTCAACTGTGCTCTTCAAGACTGGGTCTCCAACACCGTCTCCGAAGCAGATGCGCTTGGCTGCAATGTGCTTTATCCTGCTTATCGTAGTTTTCCTGAAACATTTGCTAACGATCATACACGCCTCTACGTTCCTTGGTCTATAGAAGATGCATTGGATAAGTTAGAGAAGTTACTTCAGCGCCCGCATGAAAAGATGGGCGAGATTAGCGATTACAATGATGGCACTATTGATAGAGTTATTGATATCATGGAAGGTCACGGGGAATCTATGCTACGCATGACAACCGATTATCGTAAACATACCAGAGAAAGCAAATACTAAAATGTCTAAGAAAACTGTAGTAATAACCGGGGCGCTGGGATTCATTGGCAGTCATACTGCTAAAGCTTTCAAAGAAGCTGGATATGCTGTGATTGGAATTGATATTAGTTGTAGCAATTCATCTGGTGTCAAGTATCTAGATACTTATATCAAAGACGATTTTGAAACTATGGCAGCTCACGCTGCGAAAAATTCAAATGCTGTCGCAGTGATTCATATTGCCGGTGCTAGCTTAGTTGGACCTAGTATTACCAATCCAGGATTGTATTATGATAATAATGCTGCCAAGACTAACAAAATGCTTCAAACAATGCATGAAGTAGGATGGTATGGTACTGTTGTCTTCAGTAGTAGCGCCGCAATTTACGGCAACACCTTTGCCTTACCATGGGATGAATACGATATTGCTGATCCAGTTAGTCCATACGGTCGCAGTAAGTTAATGGCTGAAACTATTATTAATGATCATTGCTATGCTCATGGATTCAAAGGTATCGCCCTAAGGTACTTTAACGCATGTGGATGCGATGCTAGTGGGGAGTTAGGCAACACAGCAGATGACTCTCATTTAGTGCCCAAAGTAGTACGAAGTTTAGTGACTAAAGAGAAATTAGTAATAAACGGGTCAGACTTTGACACTGAGGATGGAACGTGTATCAGAGACTATCTACATGTTACTGATATTGCTTCTGCGCATTTAGCAGCAGTCAACTTAGCCGAAACACTTGCTACTTATACGTTTAATGCGTATAATCTAGCTACGGGCACGGGAACTAGTAACTTATCAATTATTCACGCAGTAGAAAAGATTACTGGTGAGAAGGTTAATTACAGTTACGGTCGAGCAAGAGAAGGTGACCCCGGAACGTTAATTGCGAATCCTAACAGATTTATGAAATTAACGGACTGGAAACCAGTACATAGTGATCTACATAATATTGTCCAGACTACATATGACTGGATGAAAAAATTAGATTACTCAATTGAAAATTAAACTTAAAGGAAAATAAAATGACAACATCAACTACAACATCTCAAGCAATTAGTCAAGCGGTACTCGATTACCAATTGGAAGATGCAAAATTTACAGCAGGTAACTCAGCCGCAGGCACTCGTGCCCGCAAAGCATTAGCAGAAGTAAGTAAACTAGTTAAAACTCGCCGTAATGAGATTACTGAGACTAAGAACGCACGAAAAGAAGCTAAAGCCTAAAGTGAAAACACTACAGGAAATTTGGGAATCATTTGCGAAACCTGCGTTCCCTACTCTTAGCAAACATCAGTTAGCTACGTTAAAGATGCAGGCTGCTATGGATTGGGGATGCGGCGTTGACAGTGAAGGTAGTCGCGTGTATGACCAATACGTAATGATGAAGAATTTAATGGATGTGAAGTACGAAAGCTAAATAGAATGTAAGCTACACAATGGTAGCTTACATATCAAAAACAAACCATCACAAAGGAAGGTTATCATGTCATACAATAAAACAAAATGCGATCCAGAGTTGGGTCAACGAGTTCACGAACATCTAGTTAAGATGGGAGTCGAAACTCCAATGAATCCAAATAATTGGGATCGCAAAGAAAAGATTGATGCTATCGAAGGATACATGCACCAGATTATGAAGACACTGGGTCTTGATCTGAGTGATGACAGCCTTATGGATACACCAAAGCGTGTTGCTAAGATGTATGTCAACGAAATATTTTGGGGTCTTGACTATGAAGCATTCCCTAAATGTACTACTGTTGATAACAAAATGAAGTACGATGAAATGGTGTGCGAACGCAATGTTAATGTACAATCAAACTGTGAACATCACTTTGTGGTGATTGACGGTCTTGCTACTGTTGCATATGTACCAAAAGATAAAGTACTTGGATTAAGCAAGATCAATCGTATCGTGGAATACTTCAGCAAACGTCCTCAAATTCAAGAACGACTAACTGAGCAAGTATTCTACGCCCTTCAATATATTCTGGATACAGAAGATGTAGCAGTTATGATTGATGCCCAACATTATTGTGTAAAATCGCGCGGCGTAGAGGATGTGGGTAGCTCAACTGTCACTAGTAAACTAGGCGGTGGCTTCAAAAGTGATCCAGCAGCACGAGCAGAGTTCTATCAACTAGCAAGGGGACGATAATGAGTTGTAATCAAAAATGTAATCAAGGCAGAGATTGTGATTGCGCAGATACACCTAAGCTCAATATTCAACCTAAAGATACAAGCAAGGGACATTTTTATGTTAGCCTTGTAAAGAGTGTACTACGCATTGGCGCAGGCACATCATTGATTATGGTAGGCTTCCCCGAAGCAGGCACACTGCTAATTGTTGCAGAAGTTTTAGGTATTGTTGAGGAATTGGTGTGACAGGTTCGCACAATGAGTTCATAGATGAGCTAAGGAAAGATCCAGCAAAACTCAAAAAGTTTTTACGTGATGTAATGGGGCCGTCTTGTAGAATCATTGAGGGAGTTGAGAAAGAACATATGTTAACTGTGTTCAGGCTCATTAAACCCACTGGCACAAGTAACAATCAACATACTTGGACTACAGTGTACCATCATGCAGGCAAAGAGTATCACCTAACTGACGGTGTTGGATTTGACGAATTAACAGAGATACTACCGGAGAACGATGATGAGAAATCTTGAATTAGTTGATGCAGTAATAGCATTACATGAGATTGTACGAACAGTAGAAACTGAAGTAGGTCACGGTCAATTGAGTGAAGATATCCGTAGTTGCGCTGACAGACTACATGAACTTAGTATCTCTGAAAGAGAACACGAAGTTAGAATGAAAGATGCTATAAGCAAGGCTAAAAATGATATTCAATAAGATTAAAGAACTAAAAGACAAGGGACTAAAGATTGGTATCACCTTTAGCCAATTTGATCTATTACATGCAGGTCACATTGCAATGCTTAGTCAAGCTAAGAACCATTGTGATTATCTTATTGCTGCACTACAAAACAATGCTCAATGGGATAGACCTGAAAAGAATGAACCCATTCAAAGTATTGTTGAACGACAGATTAGTCTGAGTGCTGTCCGTTTTGTAGATGAAATTGTAGTCTATAATACTGAGAAGGACCTTGAAGATATTCTACTCACACTACCAATTGATGTTCGCATTTTGGGTGTAGAGTACAAAGACAAAGAATTTACGGGCAAAGATATCTGCGCCCAAAGAAACATTGAATTAGTGTTCAATGGGCGTGACCACTCGTTTAGCTCTAGTAGCTTGAGAAAACGGGTAGTTGAAGCACAAAAAGGTAAATAACTATAGCGGTCTTAGGCTCATCCCGCTTTACAAACTCTGCCATCTATGCTATAATTAACATAGGAGAAATTAATGCAACCAGTATCATACAAGTACACAAGTACTAAAGAGTATCACGATGCGTTCCCGTGCGCTTATCGTCAATGGCGTAGTGACAGTCATTGTAATCTAATTCACGGCTATTCATTTAGTATGAAGTTCTATTTCGGTACAAACGATTTAGATGTCCGCAATTGGGCCGCTGACTACGGTGGACTCAAAGAACTGAAGAAAACCTTAGAAGATCAGTTTGACCACACACTAATCGTAGCACAAGATGATCCAGAAATGGAAACATTCAAGCTGTTACAAGAAAAGAATATGGCTAAGAT